GATCAAGACGCGGCCCTATATTTGGAACGATTAAAAGAAGATGGCTTTGATCCTTTCAATGAATGGGGATGCGTTAACGAAATAATCAGCGATAACCCGTCACAAATTAGAAATTATAAGCATTTTGATTATATTAGTATTATTTCCGGGGGGGCTGTTTAATGAAAAACTCAATCATATACGAGGGGCCGTCTTTAATTGACGGCTCGCCTATTGTAGTTGTCGCCCTGGTAAAGTCTAGCAATAAGAAAACCGGTAATATGGTTCAAACTTATATTATCCGGGCCGATATGGACCCGTTAACCGCTTCAAAGCATGGCCACGATTACGCTATATGCGGTAAATGTGATCATAGGGGCCTAGCAGATCCGGACGGCCCAGGTAAGCAAGCAATTAAAAGATCATGTTATGTAACGCTATTTCATGGCCCCTTGCAAGTATATAAAAGCTTCAAAAAGGGTAATTATGAAATCGCCGGGGATATTCCGGCCCTTGCATCCGGGCGCATGGTTCGCCTAGGTACTTACGGGGATCCGGCCGCGGTTCCGTCTCATGTATGGGATGCGCTTTTAAAATATAGCGCGGGCCATACGGGCTACACGCATCAAAATAATGTACCCGGGGCGGATGTACGGCCCGATCTTACTATGATTAGCGCGGATAACTTACAAGACGCTAAAATAGCCTGGCAAAGCAAGCGCCGGACCTTTCGCATTATTACGGCCGTTAGTGATAAAGCAGAAAATGAAATACTTTGTCCGGCATCCGAGGAAGCCGGGCGCAAGGCCCAGTGTAACGAATGTAAGTTATGCATGGGATCACACACAACCGCGCCCAGCATTGCAATAGTGGCCCACGGGAACGGCGCAGCTTACATTAATTAGTGTTAACTCATAACGGCTCTTTAAAGGGCTTTTATGGGGTTGTCATTAGATAATCATTTAATAACTATATAAGGGTTAAATATGATATGGAATATATAACGTACTTACGCGTTTCAACGGACGCGCAAAAACAAAGCGGCTTAGGGATCGAGGCCCAAAGAAATTTAGTTATGTCGCATATAAAGCAGCATGACGGAAAACTATGCGCTGAGTTTATTGACTACGAGAGTGGACGGAAAACTTCGCAAATTGCACGACCCAATCTTCACGCAGCTTTGCAGCTAGTAAAATCAACGCCTGGGTGTAAGCTTTTATTGGCCAAAACCGATAGGATAGCAAGGGATTTACATTTTATCTCTGGACTTTTAAAGAATAATGTCCCTTTAATTGTTGCGGGCCATGAGCAGATGTCTAAGCTTGAATGGCATATGCACGCAATGATTGCAGAGCATGAAGCCGACATGATCTCAACTCGAACTAAGCAAGCCCTGGCAGAAGCTAAGAAAAGAGGGGTTTTACTTGGAGCGCCGCGAGATCAAATAAAAGGCATTAGTGCCATGGGTGGCGAGTCTATGCACCTAAAGGCCTTAAAACATCGTAAAACTATATCGCCTCTTGTACTTCAATGTATGAATGATAAAAGTCTACGAAGGGATAAGGTCCCAACTCGCCCAGATCTAGATAAGATAGCGGAACGCCTTAACAATCTTGGTATTAAGACGGTTAACGGCGGTATATTTAAAACACAAGCAGTTAGAAGTATTATTGAAAAGGAGAATTTGTACAATGGCTTCAAAAAATAAGCAAGTAGCAGAAGGAAAACTAACATCAGATGAGATCATGACCGGGAGTACATCGTCAGCAGTTATGGGCGTTAACCCTTGGTCGACCCCTAATGATGCATTACAAACAGCGTTTGATTCAGTACTTGGAAAGCCTAGAAAGAAACTAACTTTTGAAGCTTTGCATTGGGGAACTCAATTTGAGGTTGATATTGTTGAGGAAGCTTTAAAAAGATTGAATTTAAAAGATTACAAAACTTCTTTTGACAAGGGCTTTACTCATAAAGATGTTCCTATGGCCGTAAGTTTAGATGCAACATCAGAAGGGAATGGTGAAACTATTATTAGTGATTATGATAAGGGAATTGTTTGCTACTCGGAAAACATTAAACTAGAAGGTCCTGGAATTATTGAAGCCAAACTGACTTCGCATGAAGCTGAGATGGAACTTCCACTTTATCGAGGTAGGATTCAGCTGCAAATGGCCATGGAAATAATGGGTTGTAGCTGGGGAGCTGTTGCCGTTTTACATCGAGGTATTAAAATGATTACTCATGTTTTTGAAAAAGATGAGGAACTTATTAACGATATTAAAACAGCGGCCATTGACTTTGATCGTAGAGTTCAGAAGTTTAGAGAAAATGAAGAGACTGAATGGTATGATTTTACAACGGCTAGATCAGCTTCAAAAGTATTTGACCAGGCCAGTGAAGATACTGTAGACTTGTCTGACATGGAAAACGATATCCAAACTATTCAAGAAAGCCGTGATGATATCAAGGACTTAGAACAAACTATTGATGTAACTAGCGCCAGAGTTATGGCTCGTATGGGTGATTCTAAATACGGGAATGCTGGTCGTTTTAAAGTAGTTTGGGGTGAGATTAATTACAGAGCCATGCCAGAAAAACTAGTTCCAGCAAAAGAAGCTAGGACTATTCGTGTAACTAAACTAAGGATAAAAGATGCCTAAATCTGATTACGATTCAAAAGATATGCAGGATTGGATAGCAGTTTTACAAGGCCATTGCGTGCCAAATTCAGATCCTGAAAACCGGAAATTTGCTTCAGCAGTAAGAAAAGGAATGCTAAGTTTATATCCAAAAACTAAAAGGTTAAGGTCGCGATTATACGATTTTGAACTGCATGGACCGATTGATGAATTTAATGAATTACACAAAGGAGAGGACGATGATTGAAGATGTTATGTGGTATATACCTGAGGATACTTTACAGGCGCACACTTACCAAGTGCAGCAACAACAGAAAGAAGTAGCAACAAAAACTATTAATAATTATTTAGGAGATACAGATGGAACAGACAACTTCGGGGATTGCTAAGGCGTTCGTAGCAGCACAAAAGGATTTTGAAAAAACTGGGTTAGATGCTAAAAACCCACATTTTAGAAATGATTATGCCAGCCTTGCTGCATGTATTGGTGCAGTTAAAGGTGCATTAAATGCAAATGGCGTGGCTCTTATACAAAAAACTCATGAGTGTGATAATGGGGTGAGAATAGAAACTATATTTTTGCATGAGTCTGGTGAAACTATGTCTGGAGGAATACTGCATTTACCTGCTGAAGCACCCACTCCGCAGAAATATGGATCGGCCCTCACCTATTGCCGTAGATATTCTCTTTTAGCTGCTTGTGGTATTCCGCCAGAGTCAGCACTAGATGATGATGGGGAAGCAGTAGATGCTCCTATGAGACAAAGGCAAGGAAACAAAACACCAATGCCTGTTCTTAATTCAAAAGTAACATTGCCACCAGCAAAAAAAGCTGGAGCCTGAGTCTGCCAGGCAAAGGATCTATAGAAATAGCAGATGAATACAAGTTCGTTGAAGCTTATGTTAAAGTAATTAAAAAGATTACTTCAGCGGAGGTTGCTAACCAAGAAAAACTAACAAAGTCAGATATGCTTTACAAAGCTAATATTGATTGTATAAAAGCGTTGCAAGCTTCTGATGAGTTGGTAATTAAAAACTTAATGGGTGATGTCTTTAGACATTATAAAGTGGAGGATTAATTATGAGTGATCTTAATTTAGACCCATCTTTAAGTAACGATGTCAATCCTCTTTTAGATATTGAATACGTACCTTTGTTACAGTCGATATTATATCAAGCAGTACATGATGCAATTAAGTTAAAGCTTACTAACCCTAACAAGTTAGATGCTACAAAATGGTTGTGTGATGAAGAGGATAATATGTTACAGTTATGTTTAACTTCTGTTAATATGAACTATGAGAGTATGTTAAAAAAGGTAGCAAAGCAAGGATGGAACATCAATTTATAGTAGTAGATGAGTATGGCGATAGCCTTCGTGCTTTTCCTGACAAGGAAAGTGCGGAGGTTTTTGTTAAACTAAGACCAGAATGTCGTATTGAGAAAATTCCAGAGCTAACTCATGATGAATTTACTGAGATACATGGTGAGCCTCCGTTCTAGCTTGTCTGTAAAACTATCTTATTTATTTGGTACTATCCCTTCAACTAACTAGAAAAAATGCAGTGGTGAGCCTTGTACGAGGTCGTTTTTAGTGTAATGACTTAGGTTTTGGTTCAACAAGGTATAAATCTGCTCCTTCACAATGAATAATCAAATAATCACTTTCATCCTCGGAAAAACAAATTTTAATCATAGATTGACGGCGATCTTCTAGCAATTCTACATTCCAAATTTTACGGCCAACAATCTTATCTAAAGTCTCAGCTTGTTTTCCGTCTGCTTCAGAAGTAAATTCTATATCTAAGCTATCTTCTTGATCCATTCCCCATCCTTACCAAATACCATTGGCATTAATTTCGGTTGCCCATTTATAATCATTCCGCAACCCATAATAAATCGAGACTTGAAATTTTTTGCATAATCAAAAGCAAGAGATGATTGCGAAGTTAAACATCCTACTTGCATTCCCCAAACTAACTGATCTGGATTACTAAAATATCCAATAGAAAACTTAGAATGATAATGTCCTTGAACAACATGCATACCCATCTGCATACTCAGTTGTAATATATTGGCGCTCATTCCATGTGTAAAGAAGCAGCGTGAGCCATCAGATAAAGTAATAACAATATCATCTACCCATTTCCAATTCTTAGATACCCCTAGGTATTCATTGTAGGATTTTAAGTAATCAGTGGGTAGTCCATACTTTAACGCTCTTCTATAAACAAGCGATGAATGATTAGAATGTACTAAGGTCATCTTTGGAAAAATCTTTTCTAACTCTTTGATATAAACTCTAGACATTCTTAGCTCATCTCCGGCCGAAGGTAGGTCCGGGTTACTATCGTGCATACTGATAGCGTGTTGATCTAACTCATCACCAATATTAATAACTAAGTCTGGTTTGTATTTTTCTTTGAGGGCTTTTAAAAAATCAAAAGAAGATCTATGATGGAACGGAATATGAAGATCACTAATAACAAGAACTCTACTATAATTTTTCATACATTACCTATCTATTAAATCATATATGTACTATAGCATAAAAAAAGGGGCCGAAACCCCTTAGAAAATTACTTGTTCATTACGTACATAGTTACTTCAAAACCAAAACGCATTTCTGTTGCAGCTGGTGTTGTCCACATAATATTTTCTCCTTTCAA